TTGGACAAATATAAAGACGAGAACATCAAACCCTAATTGTTCAGAAGCAAAAAACTATATAGAAAAAGGTATTAAGATGTGCGATGAATGGAAAGATTTCATCATCTTTTATAATTGGGCAATGAGTAATGGGTATTCTGATAATTTAAGTATTGATAGGATTGATAATTCCAAAGGGTATTTTCCTGAAAATTGTCGATGGACAACAGCAAAGGAACAGAATAGGAATAAAGATAATTTGCACTATATCGAATATAAAGGAGAAACACATCCAATTGTTGTTTGGGCTGAAAAATTGAATATAAAATATGGAACATTGAGATCACGAATAAATAGAGGATGGGAAATAGAAAGAGCGTTTACAAAACCGTAAATGTTCTTTTTTTATAGCCAAGGAAAAGGCGTTAAAACCCTGAGAGAACAGTTAATCACAACGCCACAGAGAAGTGACGAACATACAAACACAAAGGAGAAACTAAATATGAAGAACAAAATCAGAACCAACGAATTGTTGCCTATTAACTTACAGTTTTTTGCCGAGGATGTGACTGAGGGTGCAGACGAAAGCTCCGGTTCGACGGACAACGGAGAAACAAAGTCTGAACCTGATAAGGGCGAAGCATCCAAGAGTTATGAGGATGCGCTAAGTGAGATTGCGGCAGCCAAAGCAGAAGCCAAAAAGTTAAAGGCAGAAAGGGATTCCGCTCTTAAAAAAGCGGGTGATGCGACTAAACAGCTTAGAGCAAAGATGTCTGAAGATGAACTGAAAGCAGAACAGGATGCACAGGCTAAAGAGGAATACGAAGCTCATGTAAAAGAACTTGAGCAGTACAAAGCCGAGAACGAAGCACTTAAGCGTTATAGGCTTCAAGGCATGACTGATGATCTTGCGGCCAAAGCTGCAAAAGCAGAAATCGAGGGTGACATGGATGCCCTTGCGGATGTTCAGAAACAGCATACGCAGTCTCTTATCAAAGCAAAGGAAGCTGAATGGAAAGCGTCACGCCCAAGAGTAAACGTTGGCGATGATGAGGATTCTTCTATGACAAAGGAAGAGATTTTAGCAATTCAGGACAGAGATGAACGTACCAGGATGATTGCTAAGCATCTTTCTTTGTTTGAACAAAAAAACAAAGGAGAATAAAAAATGGCAGCTGAAAAAAATCTAATCAAAAAAGCCGATCTTGCTAGAGCAAGAGAAGTCGATTTCGTCTATCGCTTTACCGACAGTATCAATAAGCTTGTTGAAGCTCTTGGTGTAACAAGAAAGGAAAAAAAGGTTGCAGGTACTTTTCTTAAGGCTTACAAAGCAACCGGAACTCTTCAGGACGGACTTGTAGCAGAAGGTGATCTTATTCCTCTTAGCCACTACAAGACTATACCTGTTAACTTCGGTGAGATTCCTTTCAAGAAATGGAGAAAGGCTACATCCGCTGAAGCTATTATCGAAAAAGGCTACGAACAGGCTGTAACAATGACAACAGACGAGATGCTCAAGGATGCTCAGAAGGGTATCAAGAAGTATTTCTTCAACTTCTTGTCACAGGGCACAGGTCTTGCATCAGGAACAACTTTCCAGTCAACACTTGCAGCTATTTGGGGACAGCTTCAGGTACTTTTTGAAGATACAGAGATTGCAGCTGTATACTTCATGAACCCACTTGATGTTGCTGATTATCTTGGAACAGCTCAGATCACATTGCAGACAGCTTTCGGTATGTCTTATATCGAGAACTTCCTTGGACTTGGAACAGTTATCCTTAATTCCAATATTCCAAAGGGAACTATCTATGGAACTGCTAAGGAAAACATAGTTCTTTACTACATTCCTGTAAATGGTGCTGATCTTGGAGAGGTATTCCAGTTCACATCTGATGAGCTTGGATATATCGGTATCCATGAAACATCTGATTATGACAACATGACAGCAAAAGATACTGTTGTTTCCGGTATCGTTTTGTTTGCTGAGAGAATCGATGGTATTGTTGTTGGTTCTATCGGTGGTTCTATCACACCTACAATCACAACTGACGTTGATGAGATCACAATTCCTGTTGGCGGAATGGATACAATCCATGCTAAGGTTGCACCTGCTGGAACATCCTTCACATGGACATCTGATGACACAACAGAAACATATGTTAAGGTTACTCCTGGACTTGACAATGCAGATGTTGTTATCACAGGTGTTGCAACAACAATTTCCGGTGGAACAGATTCACCCGTTACACTTACATGCACAGCAGGCGGCGTAACAAAGACTGTAACTGTTACTGTTTCAGCTAGTGCTTGATGAAAGAAGGGGAAGGCGTATGCAGTATGAAGTAATTAGATACTTTACTGATGCGCAGGATAACGAGCATGCTTACCGCGAGGGAGATATCTTCCCTCGCGAGGGGCATACCGTATCAAATGCGCGTATTAGTGATTTGCTTAGTGGAAATAACTTTCAGAGAGTACCTCTTATTAAGCGCGTGACAAACACAAGCGTTAAGAAAGAGAAGAAGGTTGAGGAAGCTAAGGAATACACAGCAGAGGACATCATGAAAATGCCTTACATGAAGCTCAAATCTCTTGCAAGGCAGAATGATGTTGATGTTAAGGACAGGGAAGCTGTTGATATAAGAAATGATATTATTGAAAAACTGGGGTTGTGATTATGACAAAGAATGAGATGCTTGATGAGATTTTTGAAAACTTAAAAGTGGAGATAAATGCAGATGATTCTCAATCTGATAAGGTAAACGAGCCTCTTTTAAGATTGAAAGTCGAAGGGGCATATCGTGATGTCAAAAGGGCGAGGAATTATCCAAGTCACTATGCCGAAGCATGGGTTGAAAATGATATGCTAAATTATTATACCAACATAGAATCGGTTGCAAGATACGATTACAACAAGGTAGGCGCTGAGGGACAGTCTACTTATAGTGCTGATGGAACAAGCATTCAGTATCTTAGCAGAGACAGTCTTTTCAGAGGCGTTTATCCTATCTCAAGATAAGGAGGGCAATATGAGAGTTGCAAGAAGAATAAAGCAGCGTATGTATTATGCACTTCTTATAGGGAAAGAGCCTATCTATGAACGGGATGATAATGGGAATATTATATATAGAATCCATGCCGGAGAGCGAATACCTGTTGAAACGGGTGAATTTAAGGATAAATATTCTGAGCCTATAATGTTTTTTAACTCAATCTCAGGACAGCTTACAGAGAATGAACTACAGGCGTTTGGAACGCAGAACATGGCAGATGCAAAGATGACTTATAAAAGAGGACAATATCCATTCAGGACCGGCACTCTTATCTGGAAGCAGTCAGAGATAAAGTACATCGGTGATGAGATTGATCCGGCATCTGCTGATTTTAGAGTTATGGGCGTTATGAATGAAGGACAGCTCTTTTGGAAAGCAATGATGCAAGCGGTATCTAACAATGAAAGTTGAAATATCTCTTAATGAAAAAAGCGTAAATCATGCTATAGGGCAATTAAAAGCATATCGAGATAGCTTGGCTACAAAGAATGAGCAGTTTGTTTATGAACTTCTTAATCTTGGTATCAGTGTAGCTGAGGAACACGCAGGGGGATATGGCAAATATATTACTTTTTCAAAGGAAGGAAAAGGTGGCATAACAACCATAGGTTATCTTGTCGGTGAAGATGCACAGAAGATAATCGCTGAATGGGATTATTATGGCGAAAGGAAAACTGCTGTGCTTAGTCCTATTCTTCTTGCTGAGTTTGGTAGCGCAACATATGCAGAGGTCCTTTTTGATGTAGAGGGTGTAGGTCAAGGAACTTTCCCCGGACAAACACATGCTTTTGAAAATTCATGGTGGTACAAAGAGTGGGATGAGAATGGTAAAGGTGAATGGAAGAGAGGACGAGGCGTAACGCCTACTCATCCAATGTATCACGCCAAGATGAAGATGTATGAGCAGATTTATAACGTAGCAAGAAAGGTATTTAGAACTGATGGTAGATGAAATATGGTATTCCAAAATTGAATCTTATATATTGACCATTCTTAAGTATGAGCTTGTACAGAAGCTTTTGGCACCATTTCCAAATCTTACTTGCACTACTTCCAATCAGGAAGAATCGCTTGAATTTGTTGGTGATTTCCCTACCATGTATGTCCACATGTTACCTCCGTATGAAGAAGGTAGGGATTTAACCAATGAGACAG